TCGCCGCACTCCGGTAGAACCCGAGACTCCGTTCGCTCTCAAACTGGTAGGCGGGGGACACGGACTGGCCGTCCGTGTCCATGCTCACCCAACCGAAGGTCGAGCGATCCTGAATGTTGCCAGCCATAGGTTACCCCCTTTGGCCGTTAGGCCCCGGTTGAGCCATAGGTACCATACCACTCCCCGTGGCCGACGCAGTAGCCCTGGACCAGCTTCCGCTTGATGGTGTCGGAGTCGAAATCCTCCTCCATCCCACCCGTCGGCTGCTGCTCCCAGATGAAGTTCAGGTCATGCTCATCGCAGAGCAGGAACCAGTCATCGGCACTGGTGATATAGTGCGAGATGAAGTAGCTGATCCCTTCAGCGCGAAGCGCGTTGATCTCGTTGTTCGCGGTGCCGGGCTTGTACTCCGACTGGAGAATCTCGCGGGCCGTGAAGGCGTCCTCGGGATTCACCACCAGGGTCTGCGGGCGGCACAGCACCGGGCGACCCCGGTGATTCACCCAGTTGTGGACGGCGAGCACCGCGTTCTGGAGTGCGGTCACCGACAGATCCACGTCGGTCGAGGGACGGTTCCCCTGAGTCGCCCCGCCATCCAGCCGCGTGTGCGCGGTGGAGAACAGCGCGAGCCCGTCGAACCCGGCGGCGACGAAGCCGTCCGCGTTCGTGGTGCCGAACCCGTTGTTGAACAGCAGCGCGGCGGAGACCTCCTGGTCATCCAGCGCCGAGTCAAGCAGCCCGCCTTCGAGGCGATCCACCTGCCCGTAGAGGTCGTTCTTCCGCATTTCGTCGGTGATCTTGTAGCCCAGCGCCTTGCGGATCGGGGTGTAGACCACCGAGTTGCCGACGATCCAGTCGTCGTAGCTGATGTTCTGGCCTTCCGGCTTCAGGACCATGCCGCCGAACATGGTCATGTTCTGGTCGGTCACCTGATACTTCGAGGTGGACCGGGCGTTGGTGAACTTCGTGTACTCCTGGGGACGCCGCTGGAGGCGGTCGTTCCAGATGGTGCTGATTTTGGGCTCCAAGAGAACCAGAGCCTGTCCGCGTGTCATGGTCATGGCTGTGGCTCCTTAGATGAGAGAGGTGGACGACACCGAGTAGAACTCGGAGTTGATCTGGTTGAAGCTCACTTCGATGCGGCTCGCGGCGGAATCATACCAGCCGGTGGCCGTGACGATGCGAGACCAGACCGAGCCGACCGTGAGGGTCGCAAACGAATTGTAGTTGCCGACCTTCGAGATGCCGAGCGCCTGACCGGCGGAGACCGCCGAGGTCGGCATCACCGCAGCCGTGAGATCGCAGAACGCGGTGCAACCGGGGGCGGGAATCGCCACCAGCACCTTGCCCGGAGGCGCGGACGCCGCCGAGTTCTGGAGCGCAATGCCGAGAACGGACGAGGACGTGGATGCGTACTCGACCAGATCCCGTGCGCCGTTGAGTTCGACGAGGCAGCCTTTGAGGAAGGTCGCGGACGAGTTCGTATTGAACTGCCGGATCTGCCACGGGCCGCTCCCGACGACGAAACCGAGAGCCATGGGAACCTCCTAAGTGACGTTGATTTTGCTCGGTGGTGCGCCCCGCAGCGGCGTCATTGCCTCTGACTCGTAGCGTACCCCAGCACTCTCCGCCCTCTCAGCAGCTCCCGTTAGCCGCCTCCGGGTCAAGCGGTCCTTCTGGTAGGCGTTGCGAGCGGCCTGCTGTTGATCGCAGACCATGTACACGCAATCGCCCTTGGCGATGGTCCCATCCGCAAGCTGTGTTGCCCCCGGCGGGATCTCCGTAAACCAGGGCTTCCCCACATCGTCCTTCGTGATGTGCCGGTAGCCCTTATTGCCGCTCTGCATCTGCTTCGTCATGTCGGGCTGGCCCGCCGTGTTGCTCCGGCGCACCAGTCGGACGTTGACGGGCAGGGTCGAGACATCCTGCTTGGCCCGCTCACCGCGAGCCACTTCCGCGAGTTCCGTGTCCCGCTGCCATCGCATCTCGGAAAAGCCGGGCGTATAGCAGATGTCCACGTTCGGTCCCTGCTTGGCATTACCCTCGGGGTCGTCAACCAGCTCCCCGAACTCGGTCATAATGCCCGTCGACACAATCTGACGCACCGGAGCCGGGGCGCGAGGATTGGTGGTCTCGTTGGCCATGGTCGGTGCCTCCTAGCGCACGACGGGACGGGGACGACTCTCGGCAATAGCCGAAGTGATCAACCCACCGTCGAATTGTTTGTAGAACTGGGCTTCAGTCATGTGGTTCGCGGCACAGAACTCCCGAATCGCGGCCTGATCGAGACCGACCGACTGGGCTTTCTGGACCCACTGTGGATCTAGGGTTGAGGCGAACCCGGTACTGGGTGCCCCGCCTTCGGTTGCGCCGCCATTCGGGCGCACGGAGGGAACCGCTTCTGCGGCGTGCTGGCGGGCGCGTTCGGCCACCAACTCGTCCAGATGTTCTGCCTGTACAATCTTGACCACTCGCTCCAGATTGTCAAGGCTCCACGACGCTTTGGGGAGATTCGACAGGTAGCCCTGGATCTCCGGCCCATAGCGGTCGAACTCCTTGCCGTACTTCTGCCGCACCAATCCGTAGGTGGTCTGGGCCGCGAGATCGACGCTCTGCTGGAACTGCGGTGCGATCTGCTGCTGCCACTGCTGGCCCAACTGCTTCACCTGTCGGCCCGTCAGGAACTCGTCATCCCCGATCTCCGCCGGGGTCGGCGGCTGCTGGGGCTGGTAGCCGTACTGCGGCGGCGGCTGGTACTGCGGCTGCTGCGCCTGCGGCTGGGGCACGGCTCCCTGCTGGTTGAACCGCTCCAGCACGGAGTACATCGTTTTCCCCGCTTCCAGCACTTCTTTCGCCGTCTTGCCGCGTGCCCACGCGGGCACATCCGGCGCGTCCCCGAATCGGTACTCGGGGTCAGCGACGGGCGACGGGGGTGTCTCGGCGGGGGAACCAGCCGGAATTGAGTTCCCAGTCGCGGACGGGTTCGGTGTCGCGGGTGTGTCGGGTGTCTCGGGCACGTTGCGCCTCCAGGGCAGTCGTGAACGTATCGGGTAGTGCGGCTACCACGCGGAGGGCGTGGACCACCCCGCATTGGAACAGGTAGTCATCGTGCGCCAGCCGGTTGGCCAACTGCTCCTGCTGGCTGTCGAACAGGCGCTCCAGCGCCACCGCCCATGCCCGGCCCGCCGGGTGGGACGGGAGCTTGGCCACCGCCTCCGCCTGGTCCGGGTCCAGCCCCAAGGGGAGGGGCGACGGGGGCAAGGGCCTCCGGCGTAGCCGGAGAGAGAATCGCTTCAGGATCGCGGATGTCATTTTGTTCCAAGACTCGCTGGAAAAGGGCTTCGGTGCCGAGCGCCAGATTGGTCGCGGTCTGGCCGATCAGGGTGCCGGGGAACTGGGTCGCCGCCTGCGCGTAGCCCATCAGCGCCTGACCCACCTGCGTCATCATCCCGAGCAGTTGCGTGTACCGCTGGGCGTTCACTTCCTTGTTGGCCGACCCGCTGGTGGCCGTCAGGCCGACCGCGAGGCCGAGTTCCACGTCCTGCAACGGCATCGCCAGTTGCTGGGCGACTTCGGCCCCTTCCGGCATCCCGAGCGCGTCCACCGCCACCTTGAGGTACTGGTTGCCGTTGATCTCGGCCCGGTTAGCGTTCGCCTGGAGGTATTGCAGCACCTTGAGACCGACATTGGCCAGCCCCTCGTAGCGCAGATCCTTGATGGTGAGGTCGGGACGGCGGGAGCCTTCCTGCAACAGCGACACGATGGTCGTGGCGGGGGTGCGCCCCGGCACGTCGTTGATCTGCCCCTGCTGGAGATCCCCGATCCCGTCCCGCCGCTGGGCCATGCCCTGCAACAGTTCGAGGCTCTGGAGGATGCCGGGATTGATGTCGCCCAGCTTGAACGGCATAAACTCGTCACGCGGGTTGCCGTCCGTGATCTTCACCATGCCGGGGTAGATGGGCTCGCCGGGGCCGATATTGCTGCCCGCCTTGGCGGCGATCCCGATGCTGTTGCCCAGCAACATATTGTCCAGCATGAAGTTGAAGGTGTCGCTGGTCGCGGACTGGAACACCTCCAACTGCTCGCACATCCCGATGCCGTAGAACCCGTCACCGGGGAAGTAGCGTACCACATCGTAGGGGCGACCAGCAAACGGATAGTAGTGGTACACATCCCGCAAAATTGTCTGTGTTGGGCGGTGGTACCACAGGACCACATCGTCATACTGGCCGCTCCGGGTCTCACACCGGACGTGGATCTCCCACAGTTCGATCTCGCGGACGACGTTGCCGCCCTGCGAGGCCCCGACCGGATCGTTGGCCTTGTCGAACACGGTGTTCGAGCCGGAGGTCGTCGTGCCGGTCTGGGTGTAGTCGAGTTGCCGGATCTTCTGCCGATGCTGGGTCACATCGTTCTCGACGAACTCGATAATGTCGTCCACCGCCTTGGTGCCGAAGTTCGGCAGGAAAGGCTCGGTGGCGCGGGCGAGGGAGCGGAGCCGTTCGGGCGTGAGCCGGAGGCGTTCGCCCACCCATTCGGCCCCGGACTGCTCGTCGGGATTGATGGCCAGCGCGTGGGACGGGAGCAGGAAATCCACCAGCCGGACGTGATCGACGGTGGGGATCGAGCGGGTCATGTCCACGAACCGGGGGCCATCGGCCTGGTAGTTGCCGATCTTCCGTTTCTCGTAGTGCCAGCCGGTCTTGTAGATGGCGGTGCCCAGTTTCACCATTTCGAGCAGCGCCCGCTTGTTCACCCCGTACATCTTGAGGAGGCGCTGGTCGAGCAGTTGCAGGAAATCCTGCATCGGCTTGGCCGCGTGGACCCACGACTCATTGAGCGGGGCAAGGGACCAGATATTGTCGGCGGCATGGATCGTCTGGATCAGCCGGGCGAACATCTGGTCGACGTCCGTGGCGATCATGGGGAGCATCAGGTTCGATGCCCCTTCGTAGGGGAACCGCTTGAGGGGCTGGTCAGCGGGGGCGCGGTAGTATTCCAGCCGCTTCCGCCACCGATTTTCGAGGCCCGACCGATAGTTGAGCGCGGTGGTCAGCTCGTAATCGAGCCAGTCCCGCACCTTCTCACGGTAGCCCGGCCCCCATTCGACCGGACGGAGCGCCATTAGCGGCCTGGCCCACGGATGATCCGTGGCGTGGTGTCGCGGGTGAGGCCGGGCGCGTCCCCGACATACTTCCCGCCCGCATTGACGTTCCGCTCGTCATACTTGGTGGTGGGCTTGTAGCCCCCAGCGGACTTCATGCTGTCCCGTGGCGCGGCCTTGCCGCGATTCTTCCGCATGGGCATCAGTCCTCTCCTCCCTTATCGACATCCGCGTCGGCATAGTGGTCCAGCGTGGGACGCCGATCCGATCCGCTGCCCTTGGCGGGCTTGCTGGACGGCTTGGCGGAGAAATTGGCGCGGGGGTTGCTGGTGCCGCCGCAGTCCGCGCCCTTGCGCGACCCGTGGGCCGGGACACTGGAGGCGGGGGTCATCCGCTTGTCGCGGGGATTGCTCCGGTCATCGAATCGCTTGATCGCCATGCGGCCTCCAGAACGCGAAAGGCCCGGCGAGGAGGTGAACCCTCCCCACCGGGCGGTGGAACGATGTGTGGAATCTACGCTACTGTCGCCGGAATGTCACCGGGTCCAGATGGCCCGAAGCTGTCTTTTGAGCCGCCACGCATTCCATCGGAGATGGCACCACGACCATAGCCCCGTTGGGAGTGCCGGGCGTCCAAAGGCCACCTCGTCCTCATACACGATCATGTCATGTTCTCCGGAATGTCACCGTCCCGGCGCGGCGGTCGAGATACGCCTTGCGTTCCGCCGCCTGCCGCTGTTCGTGGCCGGTTTTCCCGCCCTGTCCCAGCGCGGGTTTCCGCCACACGCGGGGGCCATAGGCCAGCACGTCCATCAGGTCCACGCGCTGGGCGCGGGGGAACTGACTGTACTGCTGCCGGAACTCCAGAAACTCCGGCCCCCGTCCAATATACATCTTTCCCTGCTGAAAGAAAGGCTCCAGGTCCAGAATCCGCTGGTCCTTGGCCTTCGACTGCGGGGTGATGGGTTCCACCGGCACGGTCAGACCCGCCGCCTTGAGGTCGCGCCGGAGCAGTTCGAGGAATGCCGCCTGCTGGGCCGTCTGCTCCACCACGATCTTCCGGGGCCGGTACTGCCGCGCCCAGTTCACGATCACCTGGATCGCCGCGAGGTAGGTGTCCTGCTCCGAATGGCAGCGGAGGAGCAGGTGTTCCCCGGTCTCGGTGGACCCGGTGAGGACAATGGCCGCCCGCATCCGGTCGCCGTGGTGGACGGTGGCGAACCCGCCGGGGTCCACGAGGACGATCCGGTCGAGGTCATTGATCATCTGGGTCTTGGTCTCGCCCACCCCGTTGATCCACCGGACGGTCACGGGGTCGATCTGGTCGTAGGTGCGTATCCAGTTCTCCTTGAAGGTGCTGGTCACCTCGTCGGAGGGCTGGTTGAGCATATTGCAGGCGAACAGGGCGGGATCGGCCACCCGCATCTTGGCCAGCCGGTCGAGATCCCACTTCTCGGGGAAGATGGACTGCCCGTTCTCGATGGCCGACCGGACGAACACGGCGATGTCGCCTTTCCGCCACGCGGGGAGCGACTGGACGGTGCCATCGGGGAGCCGCATCCGGAGGTTGTAGTGCGTCATCTCCTCCCCGTGGCCCCAGAACTCCTGCGCGTGGTCGTAACAGTCGTCATGCCACCAGTGGGTGCCGATCAGGGTGACGCCATTGGGGGTCGCGTTCTTGTTGACGAGGAACGGGAGGGTATGGAGCCAGTCGTTCACGGCCTCCATCAACTGCCGCCCGCCGACCTTCGCGTTCCGCGCCGCTTCGAGCGAGATCAGGTCGTCGCAGACGATCTCGTCGGGGTGCATCCCGGTGACGGTGCCGCCCACGCCGGTCACGAATACGGTGGGTTCCTTCCGGCGGCTGGTGCGTTTCACGTCGATCTCGGTGGCACTCCAGCGGGTCGAGCCGCCCTGCGTCACCTCGGGGATCAATTCGGGGAACAGCGCCCGCAGGAACTCGTTGGACTCGAACTCGCGTTTGATCGAGAGGAGGAACTTCTTGGCGTTGTCTTCTTTTTCATTGGCGATCAGGATGGAGGTGTTGGGGTTCCGCAGCACGGCCTGTACTGTGCCGCCTTGGGTACCAATCGTGGTCTTGCCGGTCTCGCGGGGCATCAGGATCAGGCGGATCGGGGCCTCGTCCAGCGCCGGTTCCCCCGTTTTCCGTTCCACGAACCGGCAGAAGATGCCGTGGGTCGCGGGCCGCATGGGGATCAGCGGGCCGTAGCCCAGCACCACCTCGTTCAGCCAGTAGAGGTCGGTCTGCGCCCGGTGCCGCAGTTTCTTCCAGGTGGCATCGCCCTGCGTGAACTCAAGATTCGTCATCCATCTCCGGTTGTTCGACCACGATCTCGTTCATGGCCTCGCCGTGGACCCGGCTGGCCTGTTCCGCACTCATGGTGATCACGATCTTCTGGCTGGTGGCCGTGATCTCCTGTTTCTTGGGCAATACCCGGTCGAGGATCGGGCCGGTCAACCCCGCAATCGCCCGGTGGTCATTGGCCGCGAGCGCCATCTCGACCGCCCGGCGATGGGCGTCCACATAGAACTCGTAGTCGTTGACCAGCCGTTCCTTGGCCCGCGTCTCGACCGACCCCTCCAGCGTGTCGAGATACGCGATAAAGTCGCCGCGCCGCCGCAACTGCCGGAGGGTGGCGTAGCTCACGCGGCGGGCGGTGATCCGCTCGACGTACTTGACCTGTTCGGTGGTGCTGGGGAGCCCGCCCTTCTCGCGGGGGGTGTCAGCGCTGACCAGCCACGCGGCGAACTGTTTCATCCAGGGGAGGAGCCGGTGGCGTTCCGTGACCTCGCGGGCGAGCGAGCGGCCCCTGGCCTCCGGTGGGGCGGGCGGGATCAGACTGTAGGGCTTATCGCCGTCTGCGGTCATCGTTCCGCCGTCGCCACGAGTTGAGTGTCGCTGGGGCCGACAGCACATGGGCGGTCAGGGCGTGGACCATACCAGTCACGGCAGCGGTGACCGCCGCCGCTGATGCCACGAGCCACAAGGCGCGACCCCCCAACCAGTAATCGAACCCGCCTGTCGTCACCGCGATGGTCGCGGCGGGGCGCCCGCCCATCCAGTAGGTGAACCCTCCCGAGGCCGGAACCGCCATCTACGGGCTCGTCAGCAGGTCGAAGTAGGTGCTGCTCGTGACATCCGTACTGCGCGACACCAGCCGCACCTCGACCACGCCCGCCGCTGTGGGCGTGAAACTCGGGCTGGTGATGGTCGCCTCGTTCGCGTCACTCGCCGTCACGGTCTGATCGGCGGTCACGCCGATGGCCCCATTCGCCACCACGATCAGTTGCGGATAGCTGGCCCCGCCGTAGGTGGTGGACTTGGTGCGGACGCTGATCGTGGTCGCGGCGGCATCCACCGGCACATAGAGCGACACTTCGCCCGCACCCGTGATCTTGAGGCTGTTCGCCCCGCCGCCCGCGATGGCGCTCCCCGTGTCCTGCGCCACACTCTGCGCCTGCCAGCAGCCGATGGACGAGCCCGCGCCCCATGGGCGGATGGTCCGGCCCCGGAAATCGGCGGTCACGATCCCGCTGGCACTGAACTTCTGGTTCGCGTGCGCCGCATCGGTCCAGCCGAGGAAGTCGGCGCGGGGCATTTCCAGCCCCCAGGTGACGAGATCGGGCAGGACGACATTGGGCGCATTGTAGAACTTCGATGTGCCCGCCGCCGACACATTGACGTTGGCGTTGTTGCCGTGATTCAGGTAGCGGTTATATCCCCCATCAACGATCTGTCCGCTCGTGCCCGCATTGAGGTTCACGCAGGTCGCCACGATGAGGTTGCCAGTGAGCGTAATGGGCGTAACGGTGCTGACGCGACTGGCGGTGGTCAGGAGAATGGTGTTATTACCGTTCCCCAGCCCGACCACGGTATTGTCGTATATCCGAATGCCGCCCGCGATGTTTCCCCCAGCCGCAGAAAGCGCCAAGGCGTTGCCAGCGAGAGTCCCCCAAATCAGGTTTTCCTCGATCAGGATGGTGAGGTCGGCGTCCGCTGTCGCTGCCGCCACCGAGATGCCGAAATTCCCCACCACATTCTTGACGAACATGACATTACGCCGAAAGGTCCAGTTCCGGCCCGCCGTGGGCACATTCGTCGCGACGCTACTGGCAAAGGCCGCCAACGCACTGAGCCGACAATCGGTGACGATAATGTCTGTGCTGGTCGCCAAGGGCATGAAAAAGATGTTCGCGTTGATGGGGTTGGCCTCCAGTACAAGGTACTGGAACGTCATCCCACTCGGCCCATTGGTGGACATGACCACGAGATTGGCGGCGCTCGCAATCGCGCCGTCAATTCCTTCTGCCGCTGTCCGGGTCGTGATCCACGGGAGGCCGGGACTCAGTAGCACGCCCGCCGCCGTCTTGAACCCCTGCTTGTTCTGCGGGTCGCCAACCCATTGCGTCGGGCTCCCCACGCTGCTGATCGTGTTCAGCGGGACCAGCGCCTCGCTGTAGTAGTAGCCCGGCGCGATGTACACCGTGTCGCCCGGCAGCACGGGGCTCCCGGTGTTCATGGTCTTCCCGACCGTCAGGAACGGCTTGTTGCTCGCGTGGCTCGCATCCGGCCCGAGCCCGTTGTTGGCGTCATTGCCGTCAGGGGAGACGTAATAGGTCGTCACGGCACCGGCTCCCAGGTCAGGGTGTCGAGATGGATGTAGCCCCGCACCGTGTAGAAGAGTCCGCCGTCACTCGCCCGCTGCCGCTGGGTGACCACCGCGAGCGTCAGCCCGTCCGGCACCTCGATCCCCCAATTGTCCGCCCCGGCGGGGATCTGGCTCACCCGCTGCTTGAACTGCCCTACGGTGAACGCGGGCGCTTCATCGGTGCGGAGCCCCGCGAGGGCCTGGACACTCGGAACGGGAACGAGCGGCGGGGGTACGGCGGGGGCTGGGGGAAGCGCAGGGGGAACACGACGGGACCGAGACCAGCCCCACGCGACGAGCGCAGCGCACACGATCCATCCCAGGATGATCCAGCCAAGGCTCATGGGTTACCCTTTCCGGGGTGGACGCGGCGGGTCCGACATCGTATCTTGGGAGTCATCCGTCACCCGAGTCTCCTGATGCGCCTGTGGACCATCCTGTACGGCACCCGGCCTGAAGCGGTGAAGATCGCTCCGATTTTGAGGGAATTCCGGCGTCGGGGCCACGCCTTCCGCCTCATTTGCTCCAACCAACATACCACCTTGCTGGACCAGACC